GTCCATTACTTCATAGGTTGTCCAATTAAGTTCTGCAAAATTTATTATAGCCAACTTTAACCTCCTTACGCGTCATTAGCTGCATCAGTAGTAAAGAATATTTTGATACCTAGAACTCTTGCGTCAGCACTAAATGTATCCCCACCTGCGTTTGCATCTCTAAATAATTGAAAGTAAGTTTGTTTGTCAACTGCAGGAGAACCTGCAATTGTTATAGCACTACTTACAGCACTAACTTGTTGATCTTCTGCTGTTCCAATCCCTGCGTCTGTAACTGTTACAGCTGTACCGTAAGCAACATCAATAGTATCCCCATCACCAACTGATACACCTTGTAAACCAAATATACAGTCTCCTGTATTTGTACTAGCAGATGTCCAATACACTTGATAAGTAATTGTACCTTCGTTCCATGATTTGGGAAAAGCTACTGAAAATTGTGCAAATTCATCTGTACTAGCATCAAAATCTAATACTTTCATATCAGGTCTTGTAGCTGTTGTTTCTACTTGAGCTGCTTCAGCTGGATTTGTTGTAGCTCCATACATTGCTGAAGCTGGAACCCACATAGTCTCCAGTCCTGCAATTTTTAAAGCTGAACCTGCGCCTTGTAAAACACCCGTACCTTTTGGTACTAAATTTAATCCAATATTAGTGTCACCACCAGAAGCAGTAATACTTGGATTGTTTCCTGTAGCCGCATTTGCAATTGTAAATTCATTAACTGCTGATCCTGTAGCAGTTAAAACAAATAACTCATTTCCACCACTATCCAAGATATTAGTTACAATTTTTGGACTTGTGGACGTAGCTGTATTTATTACAGGACTAGTTAAAGTTTTGTTTGTTAAAGTTTGTGTTCCAGTAAGAGTTACATCTCCAGCTGAAGTTGAAAAACCTGTGTCGTAAATACCTGTGTTTGTTGCAACACCATCTGCATATACTATTTTCCAACCTTTATCAGTAGTTGACCAAGTGACCGTGGCCCCTGAACCTGAAACTGCTTTTAATTCAACAGTGTATGCCCCTGTAGTTGCATTTTGGATAATGTAAAAATTCTCCATGCCAACCGGTAATGTTACCGTTTGATTTCCTGTTATAGTACCTGTAAGTTTTATAATTCTGTTTTGAGCTTTACCTGTTAAAGCTCCGTCATCAACATCTAAAGGTGTTGTTTGTACACCACCAGCGATTGATACTTCTAAATATCCACCGACTATTTGTTCTACTAAATTTAAATTTGCGTTAGTTTTTGTTCCCCAAGTACCAGCGTTTTCGCCGGTTGCCATTAACTCTAGGCCGAGATCCGTGTATGTTGATGCCATAAATTTTGTTCTCCTAATTAGATCTTTAATTTATATTTTATATAAAGTCAATGACGTTTATATACTATTAACGTCACTATAACTAGCACTTTGCGTGGCCGTTACATTACTATAACTAGCGCTTTGTGTTGCTGTAACATCTCCATATCCTAAAGGTGTTACATTTCCTACACTAACAGTTGCTGACACTCCAGTCAAGCCCATCGTATCGGCTGGTGCAATTGTTCCAACTGCAGAAGTTGCTGAAAGTCCTGATAGAGTATAACCCACTTCTGTAACTAAAGATCCCACAGAAGAGGTTGATGACACTCCAATTAAATCTAGAAGTTCAATGTTAACAACAGCTAATGATCCAACGGACGATGTTACTGAAAGTCCGGTTAATCCCACTACATCTGCAGGTGTAATAGCCCCTACTGAAGATGTTGATGAAAGTCCCGTTAATCCCATTACATCCGCAGGTGCAATAGCACCCACTGAAGATGTTGCACTGACACCTGTTATAACAGGTGTAGAATCTATAACAAAACTTAAAGAATCAACACTTGAAGTTGCACTAACTCCTGTTAAAGATATTATAGATGTTAAATCTAAAGTTAGTGAACCAACACTAGAAGTTGCACTTACACCAGCGGGTTGTTCTAATTTATTAAATGAATCTCCCCAAGGTTCTTCACTCCAACCATTTCTACCCCAACCTACTAAGGTTCCAGCATTATCAAAGTCTCCAAGTTCTGTTGTAGCTTGTTGACCTGTTGGAATTACAATTGATTCTAGATTTAAAGTAGGTGAACCCACACTTGATGTAGTTGGTAAACCTGTTAATTGAATTGCAATTTCTGTAGTAATAGAACCTGTTGATGAGGTAGCTTGTTGACCTGAAAGAGATACAGCATATTCTACACCCCAACCAGAATTACCCCATTCTTGTCTACCCCAACCTTCTTCGTTGAAAGCTTCTAAAGAACCTGTTGATGATGTTGCTAATTGTCCTGTAAGACTAATAGTAATGGTATCGTCACTCCACTCATTAGAGCCCCAAGTATTATTACCCCAGGTTGATGCCATAAGGAATTCCTCCTTATGCTATTCTAACTATTGCGTTACTTGCGTCTGCTTCTGGAAATTGAATTGTAAAAGTTCCACTTGATACAGTTTTGTCTCCACCAAATGCAATTGCACAAACTGCTCTATCGGCATTTGTATCATTATAAATTAAACATCCGTTTGCTGTAAAAGATGCTGATGTCCAAGACACGTCTGCAAAATCACAACAAGCTGTGTCACCAGATAAAGCCGGTGTTACACTTGTAAGTGCTATACCACCAGCTGTGTAAGCTGAACCTGATGTGTTAGTAATTTCGTTTGTAGCACTGTAAGCTGTTGTTGTTTTATCTAAAGTAGCACTACTTGTGTATAAAGCTAATTTAAAATCGTTTCCAGTTGATGCTGTAAAATTATGTAGAGCCTGTAAAACTTCTGTTTTAAAACTGTTACATACTGCTGATGTTATTGCCATAATTTTTTATCTCCTAATTTAGGGTGAAGGTGATTTGACTTGTATTCTAACAGTTCCGTCAGTGTAATCGTCTCGTCTTCTTCTCCCAATTTGCATTCCTGCAAACTGTTGTATTGAAGTTTTATACTTATTTTCGTACAGTGTCAACATCTCCATTGGACCTTTTAAAAATCCATATGCTTCCACTAAACAAGCATATAATAGTCCTTGTGGAAAGTAATTACTTACATAAGTTGTCGTATTAGCAGACGATAGTCCTGTTGTTTGTTTATTATAATATATTCTAAAATTGTAATTAACGTCTGGAGTAGGTGCTAAATAAATAGATCCTGACGTTGTATCACTTAATCCTGTTGCTCCTCCAAACATAGCATAATACTTAGGTTTTCCTGTAACATCCTGAGCTGTTAGATCACCGTCTGGTCCTGTTAGTCTACCAATATATTCTGATAAATAAGTTTGGTCTTTTTTCTCTAACCAAGTTCCAGCTTCCGTAGTATTAGATGCATTAAATACTTCTACACCTCTTACAAATAAAGTTCCTGCTGGTACTCTTATATTATTCACATCAGCGGCCATTGTACCTTCTTGTACAAATCTATCAGAGTCCATAGGAAGCTCTATGTTAATTCTATGTTCTGCTTGCATAATAAAATTATCTATTACTGCTTGAGTAAATACAGAATCATCAACTTCAGTGTAATCTCTAATTGATGTTGTAAGTGTTGCGTATGTATATGCCATAATTAAGCTCTATCATTAATGGGTCCGATTGTACATAATAAACCGCCCCCTGTTTCTGTACTTGTAGCATTACTTGCTAATGTAACATTCACACCATCAAATTGTGTGGTGTATTGGGGTTGACCTGTACCTAAAATTTGTGTTGTGTTTAAAGAATCTACTTTATAGGCCCCAAATACTTTTGCTCCTACAGGATGAATTCCTGCTGTTGTACGTTGTGGTGTAGCGCCTCTGTAGGGTGCACTTGTTCCTCTAATACAACCTGTAAAATTCTCTCCAGTTCTTCCAGTATATTCTATTGTTTCATTTTCAAATAAACCTGTAACTGCATTTACTTTTTCAATCATAAGAAAACCAGAAGTTGGAAAATGTGTTCCTGTCTGTACAGTAATTGTTGTATCAGAAGCTGTAGCAGCTGTATCCAAAGTTGTAGATAATTCTAGTGCAGGACCCGAAGCACCTGTAACAATTGGAACTCCCCCTACCGGTGACTTTACATTTCTAAGTCTAACAAAATCATTAACTTCTAAATCACCATTTGGAAAATCTATTTTTAAAGTTGTGCTTGTAGCTGTAGTCGTGATTGGATTATCCGGTAAAAAATCTTCTGTTGGAAACTCAACTCTTGCTGGTCTTGCTCTTTGTAAAGCTTGAGGATCTGCATTAACGGGTTTAGGTTGTAGTTGTGGTTGTTTGGGCTCGTACTCTGAGTTATGTACCAACGCACCATTCCATTCCCTAACCATTTCATTATATGGAAAAGCCAAACCAGAACGATCTGATATCGCTAAAGCATGTTTACCCTGTGCAAAACTAGACATTAACTAACTCCTGGAAAATATATTTTAGGTGATATGTAAGTTGAGTTAGAAGAACCATCCTCAGACTCGGCTCTTTTTAATTCATCTTCATATAATAATTTTAATTCCTGTACTCTTGGTGGTGCATATTTTAAAGCTAGATAATAAGATAGACCCATTATCATACAAGGTATAAATCTGTAAGGTACATCAGTTGCATTAGTGTAAGCTCCTACATCATCAATTCTTTTTGTATAATAGAAATTTATAAAATCACCTGCTTGTGAGCTACCTGGTGTTAAATATAAAGTCATAGTAACTTTATCTACAAATCTTTGAACCCAGTATTGAGTGGGTAAACCTAAATCTGTTTTATTAGAAAATGCTTGATACTGAGATCTACTAATTCTTGTCATAGGTGTATCAACACTTGTAGTATCTACTCTGTAATTTGCTTCTTGAATATCAGTCATACCTCTTGGAGACTGTAGAACAGTATCACCACTTGCATGAGTTGCAGCTGTAGTGCCATTAACCCCTCTCACACATCCTGTAAGATTTAAACTAGAAATTCCTGTGTAAGTAATATCTTCTGTACCAATAGTTAAAGTACCTGCTGTTGGAAAACCCGTGATCGCGGTCAAGGGAATAGTTGTAACTGCTGCATCTATTCCTGCACTAAGTGTAGTGCTTACACCATCAGATACACCATCAGCAGTGGATCTGTAAAAATTATAAACAGCTTGACCATTTACTAAAGTTACGTTTTGATTTTTTACTTCCCAAAATTGTAGACCTCTATTTCCCCATTCAGAAAATAGAATATTTAAAGATCTTTTAGCAGTTTTTAATTGATAACCAGAAACACTTTGAATGCCAATACGTTCATAAGCATCTTCAATAATTTCATCAATGCCTAAGTTCTTATCAAAAGTATAAGAACCTGAAGTCGTATTAGCCATGAGCTTACGCTCCTGTAATAGTTAATGTAACGCTACCGTCTGTACCAGTAGTTTGAGTTAACGTAGCACAAACTCCATTTTGGAACAAGATACCTGAACCGGGGACATAAACTTCTAGTCCTTCAGTTTCATATCTATAGATAGCTTTTAAATTACCTGCTGCCGCGTCTCCTGCATCAGCTACGTCATGTAGAGATAAAACAGAACCTGCTTCTCCTCTTCCTTGAATTGATGTAACTCTAGCTCTAGCCCCTAATAAAACAGAGGCTGCCCCTGTAGTTTTATTAAGAGTTGTTTGGTCACTTGAAAATGAACTCATATTTTTCTCCTTAAAATTTTATATGTGGGCCGAAGCCCACACTAATTATTTATTAACTTAGGTTATTGTTTTGAACGTATCTTACAGTTAAGAAACCTTCACCATCACCTGTATTAGTGTTAGTTAAAAGAATTCTTCTGTCAGTTGTTCCAACATCTGCCCAGTTATTAACTCTAGTTGCGTCAGCTCCAGCAGTTGCAGAAATTATTCCTAATGTTCCACCTGCTACAGCAGCTGCTGCTGTTATTGCAGTTGCATCACCAGTCCAACCTAAACCTGCTGTAGTTGCTACACCCGTCCAAATTACATCTACTGATAATTCAATAGCTACGATTTGTGAGTTTGCAGGAATTACAATATTAGTTGTACCATCTGCTTGAGTAATCGCTTGAGATTGGCACATAACAACTTGACCAACGTTTGCAACGTTGTCACCAAGTGTTGTACCTGTAGTGTTTGAAATCGTTCCCGCTCTTATCGGTCCCGAAAAAGTAGTATTAGCCATGATTATTCTCCTAGTTGATTTTACATAGTCTCTAGGCCGTCGACTATACCGCGTCTATGTAAAACATTAATTAATTTATGTATAGTGCGAATATTATATGTTATTTTTAAGTGGAGTGCAAGAGATCCCTAGGTATTTATGCATTTCAGCGATGTAGCTTTTGTCTAAGTAGCTACAGAAACTTGTGGAGCAGAACCTTCTACGTTGTTCTGTAAGTGAGCAATCCTAGCTTCTTCAAGCTTGATCTTTGTAATGACTTCTTTAACTTTGTCATCAATTCTGACCATTTCAAGAGTGTATCTGTCATTAGATAGATGCTCCTGTTCCCACTTCAACTCCAAGGACCTTTTTGCTTTGTATAGGTCTTGTATCATTAATAACCTCTTCATAAGTTATTCTATTTATTCCCGAATGATAACTATCTCCGAGATATTCCCAGACTATACTATTTTCTCCGAGTTTGTCAAGTATAGCTTTTTCAACTAATTCTGGTGTGTCTTCAACATGTTCAATACTAAATTTAGCATGGTGATTGTAAGCCCAGATATTGATAAGAGTTTTTTTCATATTATCACTTTCGTAGTTAAATGTGGCGGAACTATGTCCCGCCACAAAATATTTAAGTATTAAGCTCCTGGTGAAGCGAAGATACCTCTATAGTCAGATACGCCAAAAACGTATCTTTCTCTAGCTTTGTATCTAACATTACCAGTATCGAAATCCCCTTCCATTTTAGTAGACATAGGAGTTCTTTGGAAATGTTTCATACCATTTGGCACGTCTGTAATAATAAAGAACGCATCAGTGTCTGTTAAGTAATTGTTAACAGAGTAACCTTGAGGAATCATCCCCATAGATTTGATAGCATTGATATCATTATCAGCAGTTCCAACTCTACCAGCAGAAGCCATAAGTCTTTCAGCTGTGAATTGTAGTGCAGATGGGATAATCATCTTCATACCCTTAGCAGCAATTTTTAGACCTCTTTCGTCAGTCATTGCAGCGATATCAATTAATGATTGCTCCAATGAAGTTTCGTTAAGGTCAGCCGCAGTTGCTAGTGTGTTAGACACAGTTCCAGCAAGTGTAGGGTGATTAGTAGCAAAAAGAGCTGATCCATCACCTGAAGTGAATGTACCAAATCCGTTATTAAGCGGATTAACTGCTTTTACTTGCTTAGTTTGAGCCATAGATCTTGCTAAAGCTTTAGTGTATCTAGAAGCCAGTCTGTCATATAGATTGTCCTCAATTGCTTCCTCAGTGATAGCAAAAGCGAGAGCAATTGTCTCGTTAGTGTATCTAGCTGTGAAAGTTTCTTGAGCGTTATCATATGTAACACCTGAACCTTCCGGTTTCACTTGTGCTTGTGCAAAACCACTCAACATTACTTCTTCTTCAAAAGCTCTGTCAGATGACTCTGTAGCATAAATATCAGCTGACTGATTTTCATACTGTTTGTATTCCAGGCCGAATAAAGCATTCAATCCTGGCTCTAACTCTTTTACGAGTTGGTTTCTTGATATAGCCATATTTTATCTCCTTATATACCTGCTACGTTGTTTCCTAAGATATGTTCATTAATCATAACTCTAAGAGCAAAGCCCTCTTCAGTTGTGTCAGAATGATCAGGATCTCTTGAAACACCTATTATTTTTAGTTGAGCTGTTGCTGCATCTGTTGTTGCTGATATCTTTGATTCAGAATTGAACAACGGCGCGCCGCCATTAGCTGTAACTTGATCGGCACAATGTCCTACTTCATTAGCATTGAATGCAGTATCTGCAGACATTACTTCAAACATTTGTTGCGGATTATCATTGATAAGTGCAACTATGTCTGTAGCTGTGTTAGAAGCGGGCGAATAGTTCGACCATGTTGGTTTACTTGTTGTTGCGTCTGTATAAAATACACCGTTAAGTACGCCGAGGTTATTAACCCCTCCGTTAGCGGCAGTAAGCACAACTCCATCAGCAGTCAAAATTGTCAAAGCGCTATGACAAATTAAAGCTGAAGAAGCGGCTACATTCCACTCACTTAAACCGGCATTATTATACGACTGTCCAACCATCTTAATGGGTTTGAAACCAAACCCTGTTGTTGAAGCGTTAGCCATATTATTTTCTCCTTATGAACCTGCCCCGAGGGGCCTCCAGTTCGGTTTATAAAATTTCGTTGGTTTAAAGTAAAATTACTTTTTGCCACCGAAGGTTGTACGAGTTTGCATATCAATATCGATAGGCATTCCCCTATGCTGTTCCTTCATAAGATCGTTGTCGATTGCACGTTGTTGATCACTAGCTTCTTTAGCATAATAATCTTGTCGTTGTTTTGCGATCTCTTCCGGTACCCTTGTCAGCACAAGGCCTCCGTGCCCGATTACCCCTGCGTATTTGCCATCCATGATTGCTGGAAAGTCCTCATTTGGATATTCATCAGATCTTACAAGTTCATAACCGGACCTTAAGCGTCCTTGTATGTTCTTAGTATCTTGAAATCCCATGATTTCTATTCTGACCCATCTGTGTCTGAATCCTTCTGGCGCGTTGGGCGTATCTAAGTACGATGGTGGAGTCCAAGGTTTTGTAGCAACTTTGGGTTTAATCGTAGATGCTTGTGAATCTACTTTTGTAGAATCGCTTTTACTTTGGCTCGCACGAGTTGGTTTATTGTTTATCATATGCCTATACCTCCTTCGTGATTATAAGTTGTTTCGCATACTCTTCTAGTGGCACACCTAGCTTTCTAGCTATTGTTACCTGTGTCGGTGTGAGCTTCACAGTTTTGCGACCAGTCTTTGAACTACGCGTTGCAGAGGCAACGTTTTGTGTAGGTTTACTAATCTTTTGTTCTACTTTATCAAACTTATGGGGGAATTCAAGTCTTATTCTTCTATCCACCTCATTATAATATTCATCAGATTGTGGGTCCATACCCTCCTCTTCAGTAAGTTTTCTATGTAGGTCAAATGCTGTATAAGTCATGGCATTATCTTTACCAAACCAGTCATTTTCCTCAGCCCATGCTTCCGCTTTAGGATCTTTTACAGGTGCTGGTTGTCTTACTGGTTGTTGTTGTAATGTAGGTTTTTCGTTAGCTGCGCTATCTTGCATAGCATGTTGAGATTTAATCTCAGCTAATTTACCTTGCTCATAACCTAATTGAGATATTTGAGTTAAAGCCTCTACTTCAGCTTTAGAGTCTTCATTAGTTCTAGCTGCTGCAAGTTTTGCTTGAGCGGCTGCTAACGATGATGTAATTCTGCCTTCCATTTCTGTGGCATAATTTCTATCTAAACCTGTGGCTGTAGCTTCATATCTATCTCTCTCACTTTTAATACGATTTGCATAAGACAAAGCTTCATCTTTTTGTCTTTCTGCTTCACGCATTTTTTTAGTGAGTTTTGCTATTCTTTTCTTAACGCCTTCAGAGTATTCTTCAACGTCTTTAGAGTTATCTTTTTGTTTATCACTCCCTTCTTCAGAAGTTTTCTGTACAACTTCTCCGCCTTCATTCTTTTCATCTCGAAGAACAGGCTGCTCATCAGATTTCTCAGATGCGTCATTGGGCTTATTATCGTACGTAATATTTGCTTCATTCTTTTTTTCCTCATTTTCAAAAGTTTTATCTGTATCATTTTCTGTCTCTGGCAATTCAATAGTCGCTCCCGGTCCGGTTACGTCTAATTCAACTGTTTTATCATTTTCTGTTTCTGGCATAGTTTCTCCTATGGTTGTTAAAATTCGTGGTATATGTCTTTAGGGTTATCCACGGTCGCTAAAACTTCATCATCATTCAAAAGTCTTATCTCACCCCCATCTATTTTAATTCGTGATCCGGCGTATCTTGCAAAGATAATCCAATCACCTTTTTTACACCAAGGACCTTCTGGGTATCTTTCTTTATCGTAGCAGTGTGGTCCCATGTCTAAAACTAAACCACAAGTTGATGCTACTTGTGATCGTTCTACTGTTTCATCAGCTAATATAATTCCACCCTTAGTCTTTTCTTTTTGTTTAAAAGGTAGAACTAAAATTCTCCAACCCGTAGGTTTAGGAGTCTTTCCTATTTCATCTGATTTTTTTTCTGTTGGTTTGACACCAACTAATGTTTTATTCGGTAGTTCAATCTTTGGTTTTTGAACCGATGTTGACAACTGTTCCTTCATTTTCTTTTTGCTCCTTTTTGTTTAGCAGGCTGGATATCTCCTGACTTAAATATTGATACGTCCGTATCTGTCCTAGCATATACTGATATTTTTCCATACTGTCAACCCCACCTGAGGCCATAGCTGAAACCGTATCGTCATGTCTCATCTTAATTATTTTTCTTATTTTATCTATAAA